AAAACTTTAAAACATGAAAGCAAACGAACAAATTATAATGAGAGCAGTATCAATAGTATGTGGTGTTCCCCCTGATAAAATAGTACGAAAAGGAAGATCAAGCAGGAGACAAGATATAGTAATAGCAAGACAAATGTTATGCAACTTACTTTTTGAAAATTATAACTATACTTATTATCAAATACGAGATGTAATAGGTTATAAAAATCATGCTTCATCTATTCACGCAAGAAATATGCATAAACAAGATGTCTTATTTAATAATAGTTATAGAAAGTCGTATAGCAAAATATTATCAAAACTAAATATAGCTATTAGTAGTGAGAAAGAAATAAGAGACGCATACGAGGATCTAAAACTAGAGCATGAGAAGGCAAACAAGCTAATAGAAATGTTAAAAGATAGACTAGAGGCAGAAGAGAAATCAAAAGATAGGTATCAACAAAAGTTAATAACTTTAAGTAAAAAATATTGTCTTGATTATCGTTAATGTAAAGAATCTTGTATATATTTGTAAATATAATTTAATTTAATTTATTATGACTAAACTAAAAACAATCAATATTAAAGGTAAAGAGTATGTAGAAGTCAATGAAAGACTTAAATACTTTAGATCAAATTACCCAAACTTTTCATTAGTTACAGAGGTACTACAATGCACAGAAGAACATTGTGTTATGAAGGCTACTATATTAAATGAGCATGGAATAGCAGTAGCAACAGGTCATGCACATGAAACAAAGGGATCAAGTTTTATAAATAAAACATCTCATGTAGAGGTATGCGAAACATCTGCTTGGGGCAGGGCATTAGGAAACTTTGGTATAGGTATAGATTCATCTGTTGCCTCTGCTGATGAGGTTAATAATGCTATTAAAATGCAAGAATCAACAACGCCTAACTTAAAGAATAAACCAACAGGCAAAAGGAAGTTAAATACAAAGCAGTTCAACGCAATGATGGAACATATCAGAGATGGACAGGCACTACTTGTTTCTCAAAGAATGAATAGTTACTCATTAACAGAGAGTCAAAGAAAATTATTAGAATAGGAAATACAAAAACAATCATAAATTATGGACTTTAAAAAACACATAGAATCATTTAAAAGCGACAGTGAGTACTATGGAGATAAGAACTTTATAACAAGCTCACAGCTTGGAAAGTTGGCTCACTCTCCTGCTAAGTTAGAATATTATAGGTTATATGGACAAGATGATACAAACGCACTGTTATTTGGTAGGGCCTTTCATATGAACGTACTTGAAAGAGAGAAGTTTAAAGAGAATGTAATTGCTTATGAAGGAGCAACAAGGAGAGGTAAGGCATGGGAAGAATTTAAACAAGAGAATGAGGGTAAAACAATAATAACACAAGGGGAGATGAGGAATGTTAACATAATGAGAAACAAGCTACGATCCATACCTAGAGTAGCAGACTTGTTGAATGGTGGTGAGGCAGAGGTTGTTAACTGTTGGCAAGATGGAGACACAGGTGTGTTTTGTAAAGGTAAGGCAGACTACATTAAGAATGATAATGGCAGAAAAATAATTGTTGATATTAAAACAACACAAGATCATAAAGAGTATCCCTTTAGAGGTTCTTGCAATAAATATGGATACGACAGACAATCTGCTTTTTATTTAGATGGATTTGAGGCAGATGAGTTTTGGTTTATAGTTATAGAAAAGACAGAACCATTTGACATAGGTGTTTATATGTGTAGTGATGAATTTCTAAGCACTGGTAGAGACAAGTATAAAGGTTTGCTTAATCTATACAATGAATATTTTATAAAACAAGACAAGGAAATTACAGATTATTATATAGAAACAATACTTTAAAATTAAGACTATGAACCTAAAACAAGAACTTAAAGCGAGAAAGATAACACAACAAGAGTTGTCAGAACACATGTCTGTTTCTCGCCCAACGATTTCAAAAAAGATACATGCTCCTGATACTTTTACTGCTCAAGAGATTAGATTAATCTCAGAGCTGTTAATGGTAGATGAAGTGTGGGCTTTTTCGAATTTATTCAGATAATTATTAACTAAAATTTATATAAAATGACAGAAAAAAAGGAAACTGTTTATTGTGGTAATGGTAAAGAAGTAAAATTTGATGATGGGGGATCTATCATTAATGCAACCATCCACTTAGGAAAAATCAAAGAGCATGTCTATGACTACGAGGGTAATAAATATGTAAATATTACAATCGCAAAAAATAGAGATGGGGCAAATGAGTATGGTAAGACTCATCATGTCAAGATCAATGATTACAAACCTGAGCCTAAGAAAGAAAAGGTTGAGGAAGACTTACCATTTTAATTAAATTAATAATTAGGGGGTGCTCCTTGTAAGTAGATATGATTTTCTCAGAGGTACGTGTAGTTTTCCATAATTTCAAGCACGTGAGAGCCCCCTTTTTTAAAATGTAGTTATGCTTATAAAAGTAAATAAAGATTCATTCATAGAGAGCTCAAAAATAGAACAATATTATTTAGATGGTAAAACAATAGTGTTTTATATATCATCAAGAGAGCATAAAGAAGTATACCCAACAGAAAGTTTTGCAATGGGTGTGTTTAAAAATATAGCAAACTCTTTTAGGGACGCAACAAATGAAACTATTATATTAAAACCAAGCGAAAAAATATTATCAGAAAAGAAGGATATGTTTGAAGACTTTTGGATCAAGTATGATAAAAAAATAAATAAGGATGATGCACTAAAGAAATGGAAAAAGCTATCCATGGTAGATATGAAAGAAGCATTAAAAATGGTAGATTCTTATGTGAAATCAACACCAGATAAACAATATAGAAAAAACCCATCTACTTGGATATACCAAAAGGCGTGGAGAAATGAAGTAATAAATAAATCTGAGCAAGTAAAAACAGCTTATGTAAAACCAAAATACACAGATGTCAGTAGATAACAAACAAATAGAGAGAACATTAATAGGAAAGTTAATACTTAACCCTCAGGACTTTTATAATAATCATAGTCTATTGAGCCCTGAGCTATTTAACGACTCTAAAAATAAAAGAATATATACTTACTTATCAAAAGAGTTAGAGGATGGTAATAAGGTGGATCTGGTTACTTTATCAGAGAAAATATCTAAGAATGGAGAGGACTTAACCACTGATGTGGCAAAAATGATAAGTGAGGATGCTTATTTAGAAACACAAGCACTTACTTGTATACTTGTATTAAATCAGAAAAAGAAGAAAGAGCAACTAATGAGTCTTAACAATCAAATAACAGACATGTTAAATAGAGATGACGATCTGTTTGAAATAATAGAGTATGTAGAGGATCAGGTTGGTAAAATAGGTAATGTATCCAAAGATGAAATAGTTAATGTATCAGAACAACTTGGTGGCCTATTAAAGGATATAGAATACAAAATGAACAACGAAGGGTTAAATGGCATAACAACAGGGTTTAATTCTGTAGACAAGTTCACAGGTGGATGGCAAGAAACAGACTTGGTTATTATTGGTGGTGCATCATCTATGGGTAAGACATCACTAGCCTTGGCTTTCGCTTTTAATTCTGCCTTTATTGGCGAGAGCCCCACCTGTTTGTTTTCTTATGAAATGAGCTCTAAACAACTACTTAGTAGACTAATATCATCAGACACTGGAATAGATAATAAATGGATATTAAAAGGAACCTTAGATCAGAATGAGCTTATAAAAATACATGAAAGTGTAGGCAGGATAGAGGGCATACCTTTATATGTAGATGAATGTTCGTCCTCTTCGCTAAAATACCTTTTGAATAGAATAAGGCAATATGTTATAACAAAGAAGGTAAAGCTATTTATGGTAGATTACTTACAGTTAGTTACTAATGACAAAAAGGGTAGAAGTAGAGAGCAAGAGGTGTCAGAAGTAGCAAGGTCTCTAAAAAATATAGCAAAAGAACTAAACATAACTATCATAGCCTTATCCCAACTTAACAGGGGTGTTGGGCAAAGATCAGAAAGTAGGCCAACTATTGCAGATTTAAGGGAATCAGGAGAAATAGAGCAAGCTGCAGATATGGTCGTCCTTGTTTATAGACCTGAGTATTATGGAATAAAAGAGGATGAAGATGGACAGAGCACAGAAGGTTTAGCAGAGATTATATTTGCTAAAGGTAGAAATGTAGGTACAGGTGTACTAGGTTTAAGATTTCAAAGAGAGTTAACTAAGTTTTATGAAATACAAAACTAAAGAGAAAAAAGCCACAGACATGGCAAGGGGAAAAAGAGCAGAAAAAAAGTACGCAAGTATTTATAACGAGAATATTGTAGAGTGGCCAACAGAAAAAGAAGATATACAAGAACACTGGGATGTAAAAATAGGTGGTAAAAAAATAGATGTAAAAGCCATAAAGAAAAGTGATGAGAATATACACTTTGTAGAGTTTAGGAATGTTCAGGGGAAAAAGGGATGGTTGTATGGTGAAGCAGATGGATTTGCTTTTGAAACAAAAGATTATTGGATAGAGGTTAAGAAAGAAGATTTACAAGACTTTATACACAAAAAATGTATAGACAAAAAGATAGGGTGGGGCGTGTATGAATTAGGATCAAGACCAGGGGCTAAAGATTTAATAACTAAAGTTAAAACAATAGATTTATGTCACATAGGAAAAACAAAAAAGAAAAAGGAATAATTTGCCCCTTATGTAAAGAGGAATTACTATGGAACTCTGAATTTGACTATGAGGATTATGGTATAGAGGGAACAGGAATTGTAGGATTTTATTCTTGTAAAAATAAAAAGTGTAATGTTGAGGATGTTGAAATTTTTACAAAATGAAAAAACAGATATGGCATTTAGAAGTTGGTTACAAATGGAGAAATATAAGAATGGTAAAGGGAGTTGAGACACCCACAAAAGAATTTAAAAAGGGGACATTTGTTACTTGTAGTGTAGGAGATAATATAGAAGAATTAGATAATAATGGTTATTTAAAAACTTGTATAGCAAATAAGATAAAATCCTCTACAAAAGTAGAGATAATAATAACAGACATCATTTGGAGAAACGAAGCAGGAATAAGTAATGATGTTCATTAAATGCATCCATAGCTCAACTGGATAGAGCAACAACCTTCTAAGTTGTAGGTTCTAGGTTCAAGTCCTAGTGGATGTACAATGGTGAGTAAATACACCAGATTATGTTTAACTAAATTTAATTTAATATGAAAAACGCAATTTTTTTAACGCTATTAGCCTTGTCGTTTCAAGGCTTTGCACAGATCGACTCAGGGGTATATACCTCTAATGAAACTTGGGTATTCAAATGGGATGACCAAGGCTATGAGGGAGATGGGGAACTTATGGATGAGGAGCCTTTCTTTATAGAATTTAATGACCATGGGTTTAGATTATATATGGAAGAGGGTGATATTGGAGAAATGTTTCCAGCTATGTATGTAAAAAACATGGATGGGTGGGAAGTTTATTCTGTATACCCTGATGAAAGAATGGAATATAAAGAAGGTCACCTAGTTTGGT